GCAAGATATAGGGCAATTGCTGCCGCTGCTGCTGCGCGAAACCAAGAAAGTGTGATTTGCTTGAATTGTTCCATTTGATTGCTCCCTTATTTCTTGCCGTGAACTTTGCAGCAAGTGCAAACTTCGGCTTTGTATGCTTTTTTAGCAGGAATCGGTACGATTTTAGCACCGATTTGTGTAATTATTTTGGGCTGATTAAGCCACCAAAACCAGGGTGAAGTATCTGTTGCCATATCTTCTTTGATAGAAATGTGAAGATGCTTCGTGTGCTGGTTTGAACCAGTGTATTTGCGGTTGCCTTCTTTGGCTCTTGCCTTTGACCAAATTTTGCCGTTGAAAATCAAGTAATCAACGCGCTTGTCCTCTTTTAGCTTTTCAAAGATGTCAGCGCAATCAATGCCACTTTTAGGGTCGTGGGTCAAGTCCACGGCTAGGCCAGTATTGTGATCTGACTTTGGATTTTGAACCTGGTGGGCAGCCGATGGCAAAAGTCCATCTGATACCTTCTTGCGCAATGGCTTCAGGGCGGTGGCTTGGCGTAGCACTGCTACTGCCGCTGGTTTTGCTTTCACTTCTTTGCCAATAGGTCAAGCACAATATCCATTTGCGCTTCAAGGCGATTGACTGCATCTTTCAAACTGCTGCCGCCATTGGGCTTGAGTTCGTTCAGGTAATGCTTTACAAGCCAACGCACTGAGCCTGTAAAGGCACTGATGATTGCGATGATTGAGACGATTAAGCCTGCCCAGTTTGCTGGTGTCATTTGCGCGGTTCTCCCGTTATGAGTCAGTTGTAAGTTTTGTAATTTGTGCTTTTAAAACTGCGTTTTCTTGAGCATAAATGCCGATAGTTTCACGCATATTTTTTAAAACTTCTTGAATATCTATTTCTTGTTCCATTTATTCCCCCTCTAGTTTTTTGATTCGTGCTTCTTGTTCTTGTGCCAATTGCAGTAAAAAGATAGGCAATTTTTCATAAGCAAAATAATCAGGAATTCCTGTTGAATCATATTGAATTAACTCATCAAGGCCAAGTGCTTGTGCTTCTTCAGCAATAAAGCCTTGTTGAAGTTTTTGTTCAGGGTCAATAGATTCAATGTATTTGTATTGCTTAACTTGTAATTTTAGAAGATTACTTGAATTGATTTTGTAAGACTCAATTTCGTGCTTATGTCGGCGTGTTGATGTTGAGTTTCCAAAGTCACCTGCTGAGTTGATTAGCAATGTTCTTGCCGATGTTACTTGTCTGTTATATGTAAATAATGAACGCACTAAACCTGTGCTTAATACTTGAAACTGACTTGCAGAACCACTTACAAATGTAACCGCGCCATCTGAAGTGATACCCCCTGAGCTAGATAAACTTGTTCCGCTTACAGTACCAGTAGAGGAAATTGCGCCTTGAGAAGTAATGCCTGCAACTGCCGTAACTGCGCCTGATGTATTAACGGCAAATAAAGCCGTTCCGCTTGATGCTGCAACATTAAGTGCGCCTAAAGCATACAATCCACCGCTTGAATAGACGGCTGCATTTTGGTTATTTGTAACAAATATACGATCAGCATAAACGCCACGGCCTGTGAAAATTGAATAGGTGTTAGCATCTCCACCTGGTGATGTGGTGGGATAAAGAATTGTGTCAGCACTGAATAGATACCCACTTGAAGTGAACTGCCACCCAGTTGCCGTTGAACCAATATAGCCTGAAGTTGCTTTGATAAATCCAGTAATTTCGGCATTTGATGCGGTTAGGAAACCATTAGATGTAACCGAAAATGTTGAGCCATTGGTAAAAGTAACTCCTGAAATTGCTCCACCAACAATAGTGCCAGTGCCAACACCTACAAGGCCAGTTGAACTAATTGAAAACCCGTTTGTAGCAGTTCCAAAATAACCTGCAGTTGCACGAATATCACCAGTAATTGTTGCGCCAGTAGCAGTTAGCAAACCAGTTGCATCAATAATGGCGTTACCGTTAATGTTGAGCGTTCCACCAGTAATGGTTGAGCCTGTAACACTGCCTGAAAATACCGCCGCACCAGTTGATGCGCTAATTGAAAAAGTTGCAGTGCCACCTGAGTTGAAACCAGCAAGGCCAGTTGAATTGAGAACAACACGAGCGCCACTTGATGCAGATGCACCTGAATAAACCGTAATTCCATTTGCTGCAATTGCAGTCATTTGATTGCTGGCATTAACAATTGTGCTGGCACTTGGCTGAAGCGATGCAACTGCAGCAGCTTGAGCAGTAGCAGCATTTGCAAGAGCAGTGTTGGCAGTAGTTTGTGCATTTCCTGCTGCCGTTGCTGCAGATGCTGCTGCAGTTACGGCTGCTGCTGCTGCCGCATTTGCTGCTGCTGCCTCTATTGCTGCTGCCGCCGCTGCCGCTGCTGCTGCATCTGCCTCGGCTTGTGCAAGTGCTGCTGCCGAACTTGCGGCATTGACCTGTGTTGTCGTTGCAGCCACTACTGGCAACACACTGGAAACTGTAAAATCTGCAGTTTGTGTAACCGTGATTGGCGTATTAGTAATTTGCGGGCATAAAGGCATTGTTCCCCCTAGATTGTAATGCTATAAGGGTTTATATCGGATGTGTTAAATGAAACAATCCAATTGTTTTGGGTAATAGTGTGCTTCATACCTTCAACCACTAGGTTCCATTGCAAAGGTCGGCCATCATAGGTTGTGCGTTGAACGCTTACCTGATCTGCCAACTCTGTTGAAAGAAAATCAGGGTAAAGCAACCCATTTTTAGCAACAACAAGGCCGTTAAAATCAATGCGCTCAACATAAGTATCAGGTGTTGCTAACTTGCGAGATTCGTACAAAGCTAAATTTGTTGCATTAGTATTTGTGCTAACTGGTGCAAAGATTTCCTTTTTTACTACGCCATACTCATTTTTGCTTGGATTATATGTTGAGGTTACTTGGTTGTTATCTCCACGCATAATGATTGCCTGATTGACAACATATTTTGTGCCTGGATTTGTAATTAAATCTTGATAAGTAACAGTGTTAGATGCGTTTGAATCGCTAAAAAGCAATTGAGTTGGGCGGCTGAACTTATCGGATAATGGCACCAGTGTTGCAACATTTGATTTTGAAATGTAAAAACGGCCTGAAATGCAATCAATGCACTCAGTAATTGCTTCCATACATCCGCGATTTTGCACCGTTGCCAGCATTACAACTGAACCACTAAGTGATCGGCCTGCACCACTTGGCCATCCTGCAATATCTAGCATCCGACCTGCTCGAACTGCTGCCGTTTCTGAGTTGGCGGCAGCGGCTAAAGCTGGTGCGAACGCATCAGCAATGTAGCCAATGCCATCGTAGAAAGTCATTGTTACATTTGGCAAGTAACCCTGATTGGTAAAGTTGTTTTCAAGAAAGCCGTAAAACAATGGATAAGCCGTTGAGTTCCAAGTAGCCATAATGCGCATTTGCAAACCATCGCGCAAAATGCTTTGACCACCAACAACCCACGGGCTTGAAGCGCTGGTGTTATCAGGGTCGTAAATACCGCTTGTGTTGTTAAAAACGATGCTTGCAAAACCTGCCTCATCGCGTAAATCTGCACGCTCACGACCACGGCGAAAATCAATTTGAACAACATCTGAAACTGTTACTGAAGTCCAAGTTCCACTTTTGAAAAACTGCACCGCAATACTGGGTGAAGTTACTCCATCAAATGCTGGCATTAGAGAGCCACCATCGCAGCGTAACGACCACCGCCACTGCCACGATTGCGGCGGGTAACAGTTTCCAATCCATTTTTAACAACTTCAACTAACGCATCTGTTGAGCCGACAACCGCGCCAGCATTTACATTCACCTGAATAGCACCTTGAGCGTTGCGTGTGCCATACATCTTGCCACCGCCACCGATTGCAATTGAAGATGAACCTGAAAGCGCCTTTTGGCGTGCTGCAAGTTCTTTCATTGCGTTTTCTGTTGCAATATCCATTACAGATTTTGTGTTTTTGTTAGTTGCAGTTGTGTTCTTATTAAGGGCTGCAAGAAATGCCTCAAGTGTTTTATCTGCGCCTGGAACTGCTATTGATGGCGCTTTGTAACCAAAATTATTAGGAAATCCCAGCGCTGGCGCTTTGCCTCTTGCTGCTCCACCTGCTCCGAGTTTAGGCAATGGGTTACCTGTTGCTGGTGTAGTTTTTCCACCACCACCTGCAGTAGTTCCTGGTGCCATCGCTGCTACACCGACTGCTGCAAGAATACCTGCAACTGCTGCTGCACCTGCTGCTGCGCTTACTCCACCTGTTGCAAATGCTGATGCAACTGCTGCACCTGCAGCGGTAGCACGAAGGGTTGCCATTGCAGCAGTAACTTGGCCAAGCATAATGATAAAAGCTGAAGCGCGACCTACTGCAAACATTCCAGCGATTAAGGCTGCCATTATCTTTACAGTTCCCATATTGTTAGAAATCCAATCGCCAAATGAAATGGCAACTGTAAGTAATTTTACTGCAAAATCTGCTGCAATCTGAAAACTAGCCGCTAATTTGTCTTTGTTAGCATTTACCCAGTTTTCAATTTGTGGCAAAACTTTTGTTGAAATTGTTGTTACAAACTTTTCAATAATAGGCAAAAGTGCATAACCTAAAGTTTCAATAATTTCACCATAAGCAATTTTTAAGCCGATCAAACGATACTCAAGCGTTTGGGCGCGTTTTGCTGCCTGACCTGCAGTAATTTTGCCGACCTTATCAAGAATTTTGCCATAATCTTTTGTTGCAATAGTTGCAGAATCTAGGCCAGGAACTAATTTGCCAAGTGCTTTGAACTGACCGCGTGTGCCAGCAATAATTGCAGCAACTGCCGTTCCTAAATCAACAGTTGCATTGGCACTAACATCAAGTGCAGTTTGCATCAAAGATTGTGCAGCAGTAACTGAGCCTGTGGCAGCAGTCAAAGCCGCCATAGCAGGGCGCAATTCATCATCAACAACATTAAATTGCTTTTGCATTGCAGTGATATAAGTTTCGGTACCTGCTATTGCAGCATCAGTTGCACCAACGGTATTACGCAAAGAATTTGCAAGTAATGCTTGAGATTTTTGATCTGCAATTGCGGCTTGAACTGCATCCTTGCCAATTTTTACCGCAAGGGCTGCTGATGCTGCTGCTGCAATTCCAAATGCTCTTGTAGATTTCTTGGCAAAACCATCAATATTTTTACCAAGTTTTGCAATATCCTTTTGAGCAGCTTTTGAACCTTTATCAGAATACTGCGTGAGGATGCGGGCAACAACTGCGCCAACTGCCATTTATGCACGCTCCTTGTTTAGATGATTTTGCAAATCAATCTTTGCTTGTTCTAAAGCACGATTTACATTTGCTTCAATTCTTGATCTATCTTTATCAACAACACGCCATACTACACGCGAAGCCTTGCCAAATCTGTTACCAATTGTGCGTAAGAATTGCCCGCTTGAAGATTGTGCAGTCATTCGTTTAGTTCCTGATGCAACACGACCAGCAACTTCAAAGATTGAACCTGCTGCTGATTTATTAAGCAAAGCACCAGCACTTGTTGTGTAATCGCCTTTGCGAACCTTGCCTTCAGCTTTTGTCTTTGTAATCTTGCTTTTGATTTCGCCAGCGTTCCAGCCTGGCCAACCTTTGCCACCGCGAACACGACCTTTAGCGGCATCTGCCTTGCGCCAGCCACTCATCGGTGGTTCGTCTTGGATGATGTTACGAGCATCGCGTTGAGCGCCAGCAAGTTCAGTGTTGATAACTTTATTGAAGCGTTTAACCGCATCTTTATCAAACTCTTTTAGCGCATCAATGGTTTCTTTGATGCCAGTTAAAACAATTACATCATCAGCCATTTTCTTTAGCTCGTTCCTTTAGATAAATCATCATTGCTTCAAAGATACCTTCAGGGGCATCTAATAAATCAATTGGGCTAATGCCAGTTTCGCAGGCCACCGCAGCAACCGTAAAAGTTAGGCTGTTGCGGTGGACTCGAAAGAACTATCAGCATCCAATTCGGCGCTAACAATTGTATCTAAGTATTGATCGCCAAATAATTTAACAGGTGTGCCACCATTATTTTGAGCATCAACTTGTTGGCATTTCCAAGCCAACCAATAGATGTGTTCAATTTTTTGTTGCTCCCCCAGCAACTTAGGCATACCAGCGCCAAAGTTTTGTTCAAATGCAACAATGATTCGTGGTGTTAATTTATATGACTTTTCAACACCATCAGTTGTCTTTACCTTTATTGCTAATCCATCCATCTTTTCCCCCTTAGTTGATTATGAAATTGCTTTTGTAATAGGACCTGAAATTGGCCAAGTTGCCGAAACTGTGGCCAAATCGCCCACGCTACCTGAAACGGCTTGCCATTCGGCTACCAGCGCGTTAAAGGTATATTTTGGATTGCTTGCGCTTGCTGCTGCGTTAACTGGACGAATTTCCATTGCTGCAATCAAACCAACAGTTCCATTTGTTGTATTAGTTCCATTGATTAGTTCTTCAAGTGCATTGTCTGCGTAATCTTGATTAAACTCAAGCGTAATTGAGTTATCAGCAAGACCAGCAACGCGAGTGCGAGCTGCACCTGTAGTTGAAATTCCAGTAGTATCAATAACATCATAGGATGTTGAAAGCGACACTGAGGTTACATATTGCGAGATGTCGTTGCTTGCAAATACGACATAAGCATTTGTTAATACTAAGCGTGGCATCTATTAAACCGCCTTTGTGATTACGCCTGAGATCGGCCAAGTCGCAGAAATTGTTGCTAATTCACCAACGGCACCTGAAAGGGCTTGCCACTCGGCAACAACGGCTGAAAATGTATAACTAGGGTTGCTTGCACCTACTGCAGCAGATGTTGGCTTTACAACACAAGTTACATTTGTTCCAACAAGAGATGAACCAACCGCGTTAATTGTTACTTCAGGTGCGGATGTTGCAAAATCTTGATTAAATTCAAATGTCACTGAATTATCTGCAAGGCCACTTTGTCTGGTACGCGCTCCAGACGAACCCATGCCTGTTGTGTCAACGACATCTTCGCTAGTTGAAAGTGCCACGCTCGTAATAAACTCGCTGAGATTGATGCCATTGATTACAACTGAAGCATCTGTTAGGACTATACGGGCCATTATTTTGTTTCCTCTACTGTTGCTGGTTTAGTTTGTG